GTCGGGTTGGTGATCCTGAGTCGGCGGCGTTGCTTCCGGTTGCTTTGGATCATGTGGTTCCTGAGCCGATGGCTGACTAAAAACAAGTAACCCCCCGCCCGTAGGCGAGAGGGTTACTTGTTCGGCCTTCACAGGATATGCCAGTCACATTTTCGCACTGGACTGTCCCCTCGGTTTTGTAGTTGGCTGGCCCCTGATCTGACGGCAAGTCATCGGGTACTTCAGGTACAACATCCGAGGTTACGTCCCCCCCTTCATCTGCCTCCCCGCAGTCAGTACATCAGGCGCAGTCGCCTGTGTGGTCCCCAATGCCTTGAGTGGACTCTTGCCGGGTCCGTGACCTGTCATAGGTTTACAACCCTGCAAGGGGTTGCCCTGATGTCTCTGCGGTTCTTGTTGTGCTAGTCGGACTGGAAGCGAAGTGTGCGCAACCCTTAGATATGTTGCAAGGGAGAGGAGTACGATGAGTTCCGTGGCTCTATTCCAAGAGCTGTGGTTGTATGGGTTACTCGGTGGCCGTTTGATTCTTCACCTCAAGTGCCAAGGATTGCGCACGCTTCGCTTTCAGCTTGACTAGCTGACTTCAAGGTTTCAAGGCTTGACCAGAATGTGTAGGCTCCCACTGCGTAGCACCGATGTACCTTGCTCACGTTGATGCCTCCACCAACGCTTTGATCGACTGTTCTTGCGTCTTTCCCCGCCGGGGAGTTGCACCCCGCCACATTCTGCTCAAGGCTTGAAGCCTTGAAGTTGTTTGCCTGTTGTCTCTCAGGCTTTGCCGTTACTTTCTGTTCCTCGGCTGGAACCGTCACCGTGATGAGTAGCGGTGCGCTACTGCCACCCTTTCCCCTCTGCAAGCTCATGCTCGGGCTGTGGTGTGGACTTGAGTTGCCACCTCGCCGTTTTGCGAGTCTTGGGTCTGACTCTGGCGGTGACTTTCTCTATTTGGTTTGGTTGGTTTAGTTGGTGTTGCTCCTTTGTTGTTTGCGTTTCCCTTATGTAGATAAACGTACTACAACTCATATTAGGAAAGCAAGCCCATTCGGAACATTTCTTCAGATTTCTTTTCCAACCCCAACTCACAACCCGATTGCACTACCATCAACCAGATGGACGAACCCACCGCAGAAGACCTAGATCGCTACGTCGATCTTGTTGACCACGAGATGTACGCCCGCCAAGGAATCGTCATCCACGCCGGGCAGTTCCCCGACGACAACGCCCCGCACGGAATGAACGACGAAGAAGAAATGGTATGAGCCGGACGACTGCACAACTCCGAGTCCTATGGTCACCGGCCTGCACCGGACCATTCGCTTCCGTTCCCTTATTCGGCGGCGCTTCAATCAGTGTGCGCGCTTCGACCGTTGACGCATGGCAAGCACTCAACGCTGTACTCATCAAATGGGACTACAAGGCAACCCCTCCTGATTGCGGTGCGTACAACTGCCGGGCGATCACAGGTGGCACCCAGTACTCGCTTCACGCTTACGGGATCGCTGCCGACATCAACTGGCAGAAGAACCCCTACGGGCCAGTCTTGATTACTGACATGCCTCGCGGAATGGTCGATGAGATCAAAGCAATCAGAACCAACAACGGGGTCAACGTGTTCCGCTGGGGCGGCGACTACAGCGGAAACAAGGATGCGATGCACTATGAGATAGTTGCTTCGCCCGCAGAGATAGCAACAGGAATAGCAACCGGGTCGCAACCGATCCCAACACCGGAGGATGAAATGGCAAGCAGTTACCTACGATTGAACCAGCCCGGCGATCCGAACCACGGTCGTGTCGAAGTGATCGACGACTTCAACCGTCGTTGGATTTCGGCTGAGGAACTTCCGCTGCTGATCTTCTTCGGTGCGAAGGTACAGGACGTAAACCTTGACACGTTCACCAAGCTGACAGCGAACAAGACGGTGAACCCGATTGTCGTTAGCGGCGGAGGGGCTACTGCACCAACGTCGGCACAAAACGCAACAGCGACAGCCGATCTTCTCGCCAAGCGATTGCTGTCGTAATGGCTAAGGGGAACAGGGTCGTCATTTACGCCGACGAGACTGGGCTGTGGCGCTGGCGTGCGGTGGCCGGGAACAACCGGGTGATCGGTGCTGCGGAACAGGGGTTCAGGTTCCGGTGGTACGCAGTCCGTAAAGCGCGCAATGCGTTTCCTGATGCGCGTGTTGAATACGCGAACCATGACGTTGAGGGTTAGAGCATCAGCGTTCCGCGTATGAGCATGAGCGCGTAGTCACGCTCAGGCATCGTGAAGTCTTCCCAACCTAAGCCGACACTATGAGCCATTGCCCTACAGATTGTTTCCTCGGGCCAGTCGAAACCGACCATGAGGATTGCTGTAGCTTTGAGCCGTTCGATGTCTGCTGCGGTGAATCGGAGTTGTGTCATTCCGTGAAGTAACTTTCGGTGGTGGTGCGGCAGTCGGCAATGACCGGGCCGGGCAAGGTGTGACCGTTCAGGGTGCGGTCGTTCGTGCCGAGTCGCACGGACCACGAGTTGTCTACACCCCACTGTGATTGGTAGTTGATACCCAACGAGTCAAGCTTCTCTTGCAGGTCCATAGCCCGCAACTCGCATTCGTAGGTGAGGTCTTCTGCCTCGCTCCAGAAGGTGTCGTCTTCACGACCACCGTTTGCGGCGGCAAGTGCTTTCACGGCATCTTGGAGTAATGAAACCTCTGGTAGTCCTCTGAGGAATCCGAGTAGTTCTTGTAGTGCGTTCATTGCTGTTCTCCTTGTGTTGTGTTGTGAATCAGTATACGGGGTGGGTGTGACAGTGAAGGATTAGCCTCGCCAACCCCGGCAAGCCTCGCGGTCAGCTTTCTTCCTCTTGTCAGCAAAAGTGTGGCTCGTCTGAACGAGACCGTCAGCCATTGCTCCAAGGCGATCTTCACGAGCGGCCCGACGGGCCGCCTTGGCGATCATGGAAATGTTGCTGTTCTTCTTGTTCTTCTTCATGTCCTGCTCCTGTCGTGTTGTGAGTACGACTACAGTCAAGCACATCGGTGTGACAATTACAAACCCATTCACAAATATCTTTGAAAAAGCTGAAACCCGCTCCCTGCAAAAGCAGAAAGCGGGCCGCAACCAACAACAACACAAACGGTTTAGAAAGGCTCCTCATTGGGATAAGGCTCATCACGCTGCGAACGCTTAGACGGAGCAGAACCCCGACCACGATCATCACTACGACCGCCGCCCTGCTCAACCTTACGCATCTCAACCGTCGCCCAACGAGTAGTCCCCGCAACCTCATCAGCAACAACACCAACCTTCGACCGCTTCTCCCCAGTCTTCTTGTCTTCCCAACGGGAATGCTCAAGACGACCAGACACAAGAACACGATCACCCTTACGGAAAGACTCAACCACGTTCTCCGCAGTCTCCTTCCAACAAGTGATGTCGAAGAAGTTTGGCTCCTCCTGCCACTCGCCATCCTTCTGGAACCGACGATTCCAAGCCAACCCAAACCGGGCGACAGAAACACCCGACGGGGTGATCTGCAACTCCGGGTCGGAAGTGACGTTACCTACCAGTGTGACTTCATTGCCTGCTGCCATAATCTCTCTCTCTAGTTACGCTGCGACTTGTGCCGCACGCTCAATCACAATTTGGATTCCCGGTAGGTCCGGGTTCTCTGGTGAAACCAACACAGTCTCAACTTCGCATTTCCAAACGTCACCACGATCAAGTGACGGGGCGAGTTTCGCTGCGAGGTCACGAGGAACATGTCCGATCATGGACCGTCTCCCCAACATAGGAATGTGAACCTCAACAGCGTTCTCGTCAAACTCGTTCTCGGCGTTACGAATCAACACAACCTCAACAGGTTGATCGACTGCAACCCCGTTCCATCCAAGCTGTTTCGTTTGAGCTTCAACAACGAACGCTTCGATGGTCTGCAAGTTCTGTGGGTAGCGTTCCATGAACGTCAACCCGACAACCTTGAACTCCACGCGCTTGCTCATGCGTCGAACCATCCGAGGATCGCTTCAGCGTCCGTAGCTGTCGCATAAGACAAGTTGGTCACGCCGAGCTTTTTCAAGAACGCAACGAATACCTTTTCTTCGGTTCCGTTCAGACCGCTTACCAACTCGGTGATCTGTTCAAGCGTTTCATCATCAACGATGTCAACGAACGAATCTGGTTCTTCATCTCCGCCAGTCGATTCATCAGAGCTAACGCCAGCTTCGTCTAACGCAACTTGCATCGGGTCAGATGAAGGTGCTGCGGCAATAGCGTTTGCCGATGGGACAACATGTGATGTGGTGCCGCCACGGATCGCAGCGATCTCTGCGTCACGCTGCCGCCACAACACGAGTGCTTTCAGATCCTTCAGATCGTCAGGGTATCCGGCACGCTTGAGCGCACGACCCAACGTCTTTGTGCAAAGGATGTTCCACTCGTCGGGTGTTCCCGATCCTGCGACAGGTTTCCAAGCAGTGACATCGGCACGGCCTTTGGGGAATCTGATTGTTGCTACGCAGAATGGTTTGTCTGCTCCGAACGTATCGGGGACACCGATCTCTGCTCCGGTTGCGAGTCGAAACTCGTAGGTCGCTTCGGGGTGGTCGTCTAGGAGAAGACCTAACCTCAAACCGGGGGATGCGTAAAACTCGCTTATTGCTGCCATGCGTTTCAACCTCGCTCTAGTCCTTCTATGTACGAGCTTCATTGTAGGTGAGGGGGTGGACGCAAACGGCTGGACTGTTCACTGGGGTTTGGTGGGGCGAAAAAGAAATCTGAAGAAATCTTCGTTATTGGTTTGATAATGTCCTACAGGTGTAGTAGCTTCATACACATGACATCGACCGAGAACATCACATACGAAAGAGTTGTAAGCGCCGGAGCGGTAGAGCATGACGCTCTCATGGCCGAAGGACTCGCACGCCGAGTCATTGAAGGCGAAGCGTGGCTGACCCAAATCGCTCTTGACCAGATCGCAAGTCTGCGTCGAAACGCAGACTTGCTCGAACGAGCAATCGCTCGGGTCAACGAGTACAACGCTGACGCAAACAAGTAGGACAAAGCGTCCTACCCACCAAGTACAATTATCAAACAAGCAACTAAGGAGAACAGAACATGAAGGTACATCCAGAACACCTAGCCAATCGGATCGCACTAGCAATCCGAATCGCAGACTCCGCCGCCAAGTGGGAGATCCCCAACCGCTACCTATTCGACTTCCCGCTGGACGGGATGATCTGGACCCGCATCGCAGAAGGGGCAGGCTGCACCCGCCGCCCGTCGGTCGATACCATCGCCGCCGCTGTCGCAATCGTCGCAGCACGACAGGGGGCAGCATGAACGAACTTGAGAAGACCATCGTGAGCGCGATCCGTGGAAGCGAATGGGCGAACAAACTCACAGAACGATGCTTTGAGTACGAGGAACGGAAAGACAACCGTTCCCTTGCACGGCTCATCGAAGCTGACGAGATTCTACGCGCCGAACTAAAAGGCGCAGGGGTACACATCTACGAACGGTCCCCACAAGAAACAGCACGAGGAGAATGGACTGTCTGGTTGTACCGGGCAAACTGGAATCGTGATGATGCGGACGATCCATACCGGGTCGCGTTGGCAGGCGTGACGATCAGGCAGGCCACCAAGTATCTATCGGCAGAGAGGTAGGAGAATGAACGAACAGTTCACGAGTGTCAGCGACGCAATGATCCACCTGAAGACCAAGCACAACAACACGGGCTTTCTCGCAGACGGGTGGGGCGCAAAATGGTACGGCCTAGAACCTGTTGCTGATCGGCTACGAGAGTTGAACGAGTTGCATGACCTTCTCCACAACCCTCGGTCCGCTGACGGCACCCCCGGCCCGGAGCGCCTTGCCAACATGTTCAAGTTGGGTTAGTCAATCAACTATCCGGTGAATGTAATTGGTTGCGCCGCTTGTTGTTCGGTCTGCGGTTGAACAGCAGCGGGAACACGAGTCGTGGTGGTTGTTGTTGGCAGAGTGGTTGTTGTAGTCGTCCCCGGCACAGATGTTGTTGTGGTCGTCGGCAACGCAGTCGTCGTTGTGATCGGCAGTGTTGTGGTCGTTGTCGTTGTCGTTGTCGTTGTCGTTGTCGTTGTGGTCGGTGCAAGTGTCGTCGTCGTCGTCGTTGTGGTCGGTGTCGGCGGATGCGGGTTGCACGCAGTGAGAATCGAAACTGAGAACCCAATTACTAGAGTTGAAACAACCATCGAAAGCTTCTTCATCATTTCTCCTTCCACAAAGAAATCAGGGGTGAGCGAATTGCCCACCCCCAACCTAACACTCGGTAACGACTTCTCTAGCAGCCGGTGCCGTTCCACGCACTACGCCAACCGCTGTTCACGGTGTAAACCGCAACTGCGTCCTGAACGTGTGGCGGAGCGTGACGGGCGGACCCCCACCCAGCGTGGCCTGCTCGTGCGCTCATCGTGCGCCAAGTGGAATCCAAAAACTGATAAGCCCCTGAAGCAGTGCTGTTCGGATTCTTGGCGGTGTAGCTTCCGCCAGATTCGTGCCGCCTGACACAGGCAAGGAAACCACCCGGAGGCGTGTGAGCCTCCTCAACAGGTTGAGCTTGTGCTTGTAGGTGTGCTTTGACAGCAGCCTGCTCAGTTGGGTTCATCGTCGCATAGGCAGCTATCTCCTCTGCGGTACAGCTAACACTTGACACGGCAGCTAGGATCACGATTGCCGCAATGGATACAGACCTGAGATTCAGCCTCATGGTCACCTCTTTCAGTTGTCGGTTAGATACGCGACAGCCACCCGTTTTGGATGAGCGGGTGGCTGTTGAGTTTCAAGGCTACGCGCAGATGTAGACGGAATGCAATCATTCCGTAACATTAGGCAAAATGTCTTTTAGGACATCTACCAGCAAACTGGATGTCTGTGGCCTCGTCGATGCTGCGTCTTCTGCTGACGCGACCCACGGACAATCAGGGAGACATTCATCTTCTGGCCCGACCCCGCATTCATCACATCCACGCATGTCACCCGAGTACACTTCCGCTTCCGTATCATCGTTCATTGGATTCCCCTTGGTTGAAGTTCGCACACGTTCTAACAGATTACCTAGACACGAAATCACCTCACCAAGTGTCGGCAAAGATTCATTCAAGCTGACATGCCCCCGGTGCGGTTGGCCTTGCCGTCATATCAACCCGGTGTACTGGCCTTCGGAATGGAATCAGTACGGTGGTATCTGCGGGCAGTGCGCTCAAGAAGCAGCAGTGATGTTTGATGCAACCCAGTGGCCTGACCCTGAGTAACCTGTTCGGATGACTACAGCACTGAAGAAGAAAGGTTGGACAGTCAGGTGTGATCGTTGCAAGCGTTGCGCGCCTGTCGCAGAGTCCGCCGCTGCCGACGCTCTGAAAGAAGCTGCCGCCACTTACGGCTGGGAGCGTCAGCGTCCGGGTGTGGATGACATCTGCCCTGACTGCTTTCTAAAGTTCTAGGGCGTTCTGAGCGGCAGCGTCAGCTAATGCTTCGGCGTGTTCTGCTGCGGCTTGTGCTTCTTGCCAAGCTTGCTCTGTGATTGCACCTGCGGGGCAGCATGGTGTTTGTGTGACGGCGACCGTAGCTATGCCGGTGCAATCGTGGGGGACGGGTGTGAAGCATTCCCATAGCGAGCCGGTTGCGGTGTTGGTTCCTACAAGTTCCTGTATCAAGATCATGTAACAGATACTACTACAGGAGTGTGACAGTTAGTGGAGAGTGTTGTCGGGCGTGGCTCACAACACGACAAGGAGAGTCGCCCTCGGCTTGGTCAGACATCGACTAAGAGGAGATCCAAGCTTCAACGGGACCACGCCCGACAGGTTGAGTATTGCATGTCTGGTGGACGGGCTTGGTTTGGGGTGAAAAAGAAATCTGAAGAAATCTTCGATATTGACCATTATTGGTTTGATAATGTCAGACCTATGCTGTAGTGTTATCTACATGACATCGACTGAGAACCTCAGTCACAACCAAGGAGAATGCAAATGACACACTTCGCACTGAACACCAAAGAGAAGATGAACCCAACCGGAGCGAGAGCTTCACGAGAGTGGCAGGCAAGGTCAGCCGTGTACGTCATCAACGTGTCGAAAGATTTTGTTCATTCGGCAAAGGATGAGGATGGGATTCGTAGAGGAAACGGAAGCTTCGCCACAAAGAGCCTCCGGGTTTACACCTCATACGGTGCGGCGGATTATGCGGTAGGTGATCGGTTCGTCATTCGCTCATCACTGAATCATCGCATCCTGTGTTCATTTCAGGGAGCAGAAGTTGTCGGGGTTATCGACACTGACGGCACTGTCACCGGCGAGATCCCTAACCGCATGTTGCCTTGGTGGGTAGCCAAGTGAGTTACATCATGCCAAAGACAGGCGAGCGTTTTGAGTACGACGGCGAAACGCACACGCTTGCGAGATGCCGGATGGTGGACGGCAGATTCGTTTACGACCTGACGAATAATCGAACTGGTCGCATTGTTCTTGCTGTCAATATCGAAGACTTCGGAAAGGAAGCCTGATGGGAATTTCAATATCGGTGTCATGCCAAACAGCACAGGAGTGGAATGCTCTTGAGTCGGAGGGTTTCTATTCTGCTGACATGGGGTATTCCTCGTGGGCGAACGTGTTGGAGTGTTTTGATCTGACTGTCGAAGATCAGGTCGTGGGTCAACTCCCGGCGGAAGCGTTCCTTGACAGCGGTGTGGACCCGTTGGCTAAAGCAGGCGGCTACGAATCGACTTGGGTTGTCGGAGGCGGGTGGCAGAACGTCACAGCGCGTAGAGTCGCTGATGTAATCAGGGTTGCTACTGTGGCCCGGCAACTGAGAAGGGAAGTCGTATGGGCTTAGAAATGGTAGAAGGTTCAATCGAACAGGCGATCTACAACTGGGCCGGTTACGGGGCTTACATCGTTTTGACTGCGAAGGACTATGAGCGGGTGGTTACGAAACTCACTGAGCTTGAGTTGCTGGAGCAGGTGCTTGGGGCTGACATGGAAATTCTGCGGTGCTTCCTTGATGTTCCTGACTACGATGTCTGATTACGACGGGCCTGAACGCAGGCAAACTCCTGAGCGTAGGCAGTTACCTCGTAAGACAACTGATCGAAGAAAGGCACGAGAGCGTATGGAAGTCTTTACCTATTGGGGCCACGTTCTTGCTTACGCTGACTTCGAGTACAACACGACCCGACTAAACGAACGGGCTATTGAGATTCCTATTGTCCGCTCTTGGTTGCAACGAGAAGGCTCAATCCTTGAGGTTGGTAACGTACTCGGCCATTACCCTGACGCGCCTGAGAGCGCTGTCGTGGACCGCTGGGAGCCGGGTCCGGGCGTGTTGAACATAGATGTGTTTGATGTGACTGGTTCTTGGGATCAGGTATTTGCCATCTCAACCGTGGAACATGTGCGGTGGGATGAACAGCCTCGGGAGCCGGGCGGGTCGGTTGCTGCTATTGAACATCTCAGGTCTGTGCTTGCACCGGGTGGGAGGCTGCTTGTGACTGTTCCTACTGGTTGGAATGGTCCGTTGGATGAGTGGCTTGCTGCGGGTGACACTGGCGCTGATCGTGCTTGCACGCTGGTTAGGGATGGGGCGCATTGGCGGCAAACGTCTGAGGTTCAGATTCTTCCGTATGGTGGCGAAGCTGGTTGGGCTGAGTCGTTGTGGGTTGGCGAGTGGACTGCTTGATTGAAAAGAAATCTGAGAATTGTTTGTTATTGACTTGATTGCTGTAGTAAACCCTGATACATTCATAGGGGTAGCGAGTGAACGAAGCACTGAAGTTCCGTAGGAACGAAGATGAGAAGTTCAAGCTACGAAGGACCGGAGAAGTGAGCGACAGAGAAGTTCCGTAGGAACGAAGCACTGAAGCACAGACTTCCGGTCCTTTCTCATTTACTGCTAACAGCTAACACCGTCTGAGTCTGCCTAGAGGAGTAGAGTTAGAAAATGCCTCGCGCTTCAAGATGGAACCAACAGAACGCCGCCGAGTTCGCGATGATCGCACCGCAACCAAACCTTGCGTCTGTATCATCCGCCGCACTTGCACGAATCGAATTATGGAATGTTCCACCACGCAAAGGCCATGAATGGCAACGTGACGCTTTCTCGTTCAACGAGCTAATCGGTGAGATCGGCTACCTGAACAATCTGGTTGCGAATCTTGTTTCGAGTTGCGATCTGCGAGTAGTCGAACGACGGATAACCCCTAATGGGGTAGAAGTCGAAGATTCTACTGATGGTCGTGCAGCAAGGGTTATGGCTGCGTTCACTGGTCCGCAAGGCGGGCAGAAGGAGTTGAAGCGTCGGGCTGCGATGCACTTGCAGATCGCCGGTGAGAGTTTCCTATTAGGTACACCGTTGGCTGATAAGTTTGATCGCCCAGCAGGATTCATGTGGGAGTTCCTATCCACCGAGGAGATCCGTGTAACCGCCGGGAAAGGCAAGCAACAGATCAAACGAAACGCCAGCGGGCTATCTGATGGCGACGCAGGGTTCGTCGATGTTGAAGCGTTCATTGCCCGGCTATGGCGACCGGACCCACGATATTCGATGCGTGCTGATTCTCCGATGAAGCGTGTTTTGCCGATCTGTCGTGAACTGGTTGTGCTATCCGAGGTCGTTGATTCAATCGCAAAGTCACGGCTGTCATCCGGGATGTTGTTCATTCCTGAAGAAATGAGTTTCC